CGCCCCATGGCGTCGGGGTCACTCGGCATGGTTGGAGTCCTGATCCTTGCCAAACCAGGCGTGTTGACGGGGCCACGCTTCGCCTAGCGTCAGGGCAAAGGCCCACAGGTCCGGGTTAAGCTCACGAACAGCCGTCGCCGTCAGGTCGGCCTGTTCCATGCTCCAGAACCGCAAGGCTTGGTTGGCGTCAGTGGTCCAATAGAACCTGCGCACCTTGCCGACGGCGAGGTAGTTCGCGCCAGGTGCTTCGATAAGCCATGCGAAGTCGCTCATTCTCGTTCCTTCCCCTGATCGTAGGCGGCGCGGGCCATGGCGAGGGTGGGGGTCATGCTGCCTCGCTTTCCGCCAGCTGGGACCACGAACCCCAGCCATAGGCGTCCTTGTCCTCGGTCGGGTGCTTGTCGGTGCGGGGCCGTGAGGGCGTGTCCCAGCTGCGCCCCTTGACGGTCCACAGGAAGCGCCACCCGGCGGCCCTGAGGCTAGTGCCGTCCTCGCTGGCGAGAATGTACGTCAGGCCCCGCCGATAGCCCTTGGCGACCGCTGCACGGCGCGCGGCGGCGTAGAGCAGGGAGCAGGCGTTGGGCGTCCCGTCCGTGCAAAGCCGCGTCACCTCCATGGTGAGGTGATCATCAAGCGCCTTGGCCACAGGACGGCCGACAACAGCCACGCCGACAAGTTCGCCGTCGTCGTCATGGGCGCCGTGGAACCACAGGTGTCCGACCGGCACGCCATGATGACGGTGGCGCTCGCGGATGAAGGCGAACGTCTCGTCTCGATATGCGGGGCGAAGCTCTAGACTCATCCCCGTTCCGCCTCCTTGGTGAGAGCGAGGCGACCGGCGGCGGACCTCGTGAAGCCCAAGACGCCCGGTTGGCCGCCCCAATGCCCCGTTAGGGTCGCGAGGTCCCGGTGGACGACGCGCTCCGCCGTTCGGGGGTGGACGCGGAAGTCGTCGCCTTCGATCCACCACATGGGCGAGACCTCGTCGAAGTTCCGGAGGGCGTTCAGCGTGTCGCCCATGCGTTCCAACAACGCCCGCTGCGCCTTCGTCAGCCGATCACCCATGGTCGCCACCGGGGTTGAGGGCGGCTCGGGCGCGGCGAATGTCGCCAACAGTGATCGCAGGCGCTCTCGCATAAGCCCTTGCCGAGTTTCGAAAGGTGTCGTCGTCAGCTTCGCTCTCGCCGATATCGACTTCAGCGACACGCGCGAACGGCTCCAACGCCTCCCTCGCCTGGGCCAGGGCGGTTTCGGCGGTCGTGGCGCGGGCTTCGAGAGCGTCGATCCGCGCCTTGATGGCGGCGGGGACCTCGGAGAGCATGGGCCGAAAGCCAATGCCCGAGGCTTGCCGGATTTCGTACATGCGGGTCAGCCAGCGACCGTCGTCTGGCGCTCCCGCCCTGGCCTGAAGCTCGGCATGGGAGGTGCGTTCGGCGTCTAGGGCATCAGCCAGCGAAACAACTGCTGTAGCCGTCCAGTCGAGGTTGAACGCAGCGCGCATGTAAGCCTCGCGGGCCTTCATGTTGTCGGGTTCTGCGTCCAAGCCGCGCGCCGCTGCAACGAGACGTTCCGCGTATTTCCCGATCTTCTGCGGCGTGGGCATGGTCATGCCGGGTCTCCCATGAGCGCCCATTCCAGGCGTTGGCGAACCCACTCTGAGCGGGTCAGCCTCTCAGCGGTCGCCGCGTCGTCGATCTCGCGCAGAGTGTCGCGATCCATGGACACGCAGAGCTGCTTCTGACGCTGGACGGAGCGCGGCGGCCTGACGCGCTTGGCCCGCAGTCCGGCTTCGTGGGAATGGTCTTCCCGCTCCACCGCTGCGGTGAGGTCTTGGGGAAGGGGGGTGGTCATTGGATCGTCGCTCCTTCCGGCGTGACTTCCTCCGCCACGAACCCGGCGTGCTTCGTCGCCATGTGGCGCTGGAGGTTCGCGAAGGTCCGGTTGCAGCAGGGACAGACGCCATTCGCGGCCCGCTTCTTCAACTTGGTGACTTGGCCTCGGGCTGCGGCTGCCTGGCGCTCTGCCGTGCGGGCGCGCTCAAGCTGGGCGTTAGCTGTCGCCCAGGCGCCGTGTCGCTCCTCATCCAGCCGAGCGTTTTCCTGCTTCAGCCGGTCGCGTTCGCGGCGCAGTTTGTCGGCTTCGCTCTCACCCTTCGAAAACACGAGCGGGTGCCCGAATGGGCATTTGAACCCGGCGGAGGACTGGCGCAGCACTCTGTCCGTCTCGGGCGTGAGCCCGAAGACCACGTTGCACTGAGCGCAGACGCATGTGACGAACTCGGTCATTGGCTGTCCCCACCCACCCCCTGCCCCGTGGTCCTGGCGGTGGCCTTGAGAAGGGCTGAACTGATCTCCGTGAGAAGGGCGGCGTCGAGGTCGTCTACCGGACCTGCCGCGTGCATGTAGTCACGTAGGACGCCGCGGGCCTTCGTCAGCGCCTCCAGCAGGTCGGGCGCGGCGGCGATCAGGCGGGCGTTGGCTTCGAGTTGGGCGTCGTTGTCTCGCCAGCCCTTCATGGGTTCGCATAGGATCGCGATAGGCGCTTTCCTGCCCTTCGCCAGGAGGTGCCAACTGCTGTAGTTGCCCGGCCCGTCAACGCTCCAATCGTTGTGGTTTCCAAGCCCCCAAGGCCCCGGCGTATGTTCTCCCCCCATCACCGCCCCTCACTTTCCGCGAGTTGAGCAGCTTGGCGGAGGGCGGAGACGACGGTCTCCTGTTTGCGGCGCGGCGAGTCGTTCCAGCTAAAGATGTCGCGCTTTACCAATCGGCGGACGAGCTGGAGAGCTGGGTTTGCGGCCATCATATTGCGGCGGCTGGATCGGTAGATGGCGCCGACCAGGCAGAAGCAAACGGCCGAACGGCCCGCCTCGTCCACCGGGACGCCTGACTTGCCGCGAGCGAAAGCGTTTTGCGTCCACCGCCCCTCCGGCTCTATCAGGTCCGCCGCTTTCCGCAGGATTTCTGACGGCTTCGGTTCGGTCATGTCGGGGCTCCAACGGTGAGGGCGCGGAGGAGGGCGGCGCAGAGCGTTGAGGCGGCCTCTTGGCCCCAAGCGTCTTCTTGCTCGCCAGGAAGGCCACAGGACGCCCAGAACGGCGCGCCGTAGGCCTCCTGGAGCGCTGGCGGCAGGGCTTCGAGCCGCCAGTAGGCTCCCGGCAACACCCGCTCCACCAGCGCCAGGGCGGCGTCTACGGAGGCGGTGTAGGCGGGGACCAGCATGTCGCCGGCCTGACCTGGCATGCTGACACGGCCGTCCTTGTCGAGGTGGCAATAGCGGGCGCCACGGTACTCTTGGTGCTCGATCCAGAAGCCGTCGATAGCGACCGCGAGCTGGCGGTCGATCTCGCGATCCGCCCCGCTCGCCCCCTCTACCCGCTCTACGAGGGAGGTAAGGTCTGATGGGGGGAGGGTCACAGCTTCACCCTCTCCACTGTCCCGTCCATTTTCCTGCGGCGCGATCGGTCGAAGCCTCTGCACTGGATCTTCCCAGGAGGGCGCTCGCCGAAGGACTTCTTGTGCTGGCGCTTTGCCTTGGCGATCTGGGGAATGTCGCGCTTGCGGGTTTTCTCGGCGTGACACTCGACATGCGCCGGCCCGATCGAAGCGTCGTCGTCAGGCCCGCCCAGCGCGATTGGAATGCCGTGCTCGATCTCGAAGGGCCCGGTGATCTTCTTGCCGCAGAGCACGCAGCGGCCCTTGGCGTTCAGCAGGATCTGCAGGCGGGCCTTCTTGTCCCGGTGCTTCCGCTCCGCGATCTCCACCGCCGGCCGGACCATGCCCTCGCTCGGCTTCGGGATCGCGCGGGCCATGTCGAAGCCGTCTGCGATACCGCGGACCAGGGCTTGGATTTCGGGGGCGTAGTTCTTGGGCATCAGAACGGCACCTCGTCGCCGAGGTCCGGTAGGTCGCAGAGCCGGAACCGCGTCTCGTCGAGATCGCGCTTTGTGAAGCCGACCGTCGCGGCCATCACCGTGAAGCGATGGCCAGGGTTCATGCGTGCAAGGCGCTGGGCCTCACGCTTGGCGGACTCGAAGTGTTGGTGCTTTGCGGTCGGCGCGCCGCCGCCTTCGCACCAGACCAGCCAGAATGCGGGTTCGCCGCTCACGCCGAGAGCCCCGAAATCGCCATCGCCCGGTCTGCAACGGCCTTGTTGAGCTGCCGGAACATGTCCTCGCTGCGCTTGGCGAGTTCGCCCTTTCTGGCGGTCCACGCCTCCCGCAGCTCGTCCACACTGCCGAAGCTCTCCAGGCTGCGCAGGAAGGCCGCGGCCCAATCGAGGACGTCAGTGCCGTCGATGTCCGATTGGGGCTCCTGGCGGGCTTCCTGGGCTCTCTCATCGGCGACGGGTTCGTCAGACGCCTGCGGATCGACGTTAGGATCGGGCTCGGCCTCGATCTGCTCGACGATCGCCTCGACTTCCTCGGCCTGTTCGGTGAACACGACGGGCTCGTCGTTCTCGGCCTGCGCCGCAGTGAAGCCTTCCGCTCCCGGCCCGGCGAGACGTTCGCGCAGACCCGCCGGCCGGTGCGTCACGTCGCGGACGGTCTGGTAGTCCTCGGCCTCCTCACGGATCTGGATGCCGCGCAACATGTCCGCGCAGCCGTCACGCAGGGCCAGCGCGCGGGCGCGCATCTGGAGCATGCGCTCGGGATACTGCTGCCAAGGCCCCTGCTTGCCCCACAGGCCCGCCTTCTTGGCCTGGGCTACCGTGAAGTGGCGGAGGATCACCTCGCCCGTATCGGGCCGCCTGGCTTCGCAGTGGGCGACCATGGCGTCGCCTTCGCCGTCGAGCCACTCGCGGACCTGAACGCCGCGGGCGCGGACGACAGCCATGAGGCCATCACCCCAGAGCGTGGGTCGGCCGTTGACGACCGCGAACGACTGCAGCGACTGGAAGGGCGCAAGGCCCAACTCCGCGCCCGCCATGATCGCGACCATGATCTGTTCGGGCTTGTCGATACCGCGAGGGACCATGCCGGATGCCGCCATGGCCTGGGACAGCCGGAAGGCCTCCTCGAGGGTGCGGGGAACCAGGGCGGCGACGGGCGCGCCGGTCGCGATTTGGGCCTTGCGTTCAGCAGGCAAGTTCGTCTGAGCGGTCATGCCGCGTTCTCCAGGTCCATAAGCTCAAGGCGGGTGTCGATGACCTTCCGAGACCACTCGGGCAGGTCCAGATATTCGGCATCTTGGGTGTCGCCGCCGGGTCCGGGCCAGTGGCCGGTCTCGCAGCATTGGGCGAAGAGGCGGGTGGAAGCGCGGACCTGGCGCTCGCCGCGCTCGATGTCGTCGGGCTTGATCGTCACCACGCGGACGCAGTGCGGCGGCTTCGACTCCACGAAGACGAGCGTGAAGGTCTGCATGTCGCGCTGCAGGACGGCGCGCGAGCCCATGCCGACGAGCGCGCCCTGCACCGGATAGCCGAAGGAGGCGATCGTCCGCGCGAGGCTTTCGGTCTCGACCGAGGCCGTCGTCTTCAGGTCGGCGTAGTCGCCGCTGTCGTTCGGAACACAATCTGGACGGCTCTTCAGCCAGGCGCCGGTCTCTTCGTCCTTCCAGATCAGGGAGCGCTCGACATAGCCGTCGAGGATGCCCGCCTTGACCAGCGGGTGGGCGCCCAAGGTCCGGGCCATGCCGGTGATCTGGTCGAGTTCGTTGTCGGTGATGACGGTCAGCCCGCGGGCCAGCGCGTCCTCGCGCCAGAGCTTCGCTTCCTTGGTCCGCCAGTCGTTCCAGCATGCCGGCCGGGTGACGAACTCCTCATCGAAGCCCTTTCGGCCCAGGAACAGGAGGTGGTGCGCCGCGCGTCCAAGGCTGAAGTGCGGCCGCTCTTCCTCGTCTTTCCGAAGGACCATCTCGACGCCGTCGATGACGCGCGTCTCCCAGGCGTGCGGGTTGTAGGGCGACGTCTCGAAGAAGTGCGCCGGGCTCTCAGCCCAGATGGTCCGCAGGCCGCTCGACGAGATCGACGGGCCCTCGCAGATATCCGAGTGGTACTGCGCCATGGTGAGGTCCCAGACCCCAGGCGCGGTGATCTTGGCGCCTGGCGCAAGCTTGAGGGGGGCGGCGAGGGTCAAAACGGCAGCTCCCGATTGATCGTGGCTAAGGCCGGCTTGTTGTCGGCGACCCGGAAGACGTCGGTGCGCATCTGGCGCAACCTGCCGAGGTCTGGGAGGTGCTCACGCTGGCGCTTGCTGGCGACGGCCTCGAAGCCGTGGAACCACCAGATCAAGTCGGCGATCAGCGTCTGCCATTCCTCGACCGCCTCGGGCGGGATGTAGGACGGAGGGGGCGCGAGCTCGGTCACGACTTCGCCACCACCAGAGCTGCCACCCAAATTCCGAAGGCGCCCCAGAACACGAGGTTCGCGCCAAACCCTGCGAGCAGCGCGTCCAGATCAATCGGCCGGGGCATGGTGTCCCGGTCCTCAAGTTCAGGAGGGCAGGGGGCGACCCACTTCAGGGCCGTCAGGTCGAGGTTGGCCGGCGGGCGACGACGGCGGGGGAGGCGTAAGGCGATCACTTGCGGTTCCTCCACATTTGGACGAGCCCGCCGATCAGGAAGGCCGCCGGGATCATGAGCAGGAGGCGGGGGTCGATGGAGGCTTCCATCAGCGGGCCTCCGCCTTCGTGCCCGCCGCCGCCATCTGCTCCAGTTCGGCGATAGCGAGATCGATCCCTCGGTCGATAATGGCGGTCATCGTCAGCGAGTACGGCCCGTGCTTAGCGGCACGCTCCAATCGCTCGCGACGGTCGGCTGACAATCGGAACGTCAGTGTCTGCCCCTTCGGCATCACCGCACCTCCGCCCTGGTCACGAGGTCTCGGGCGCGTTCGATCAAGCCCGAGTTAGCCAAGCCGTGCCCGAAGTCGATATCGTCGGTGTCGGAACGGTCGATGTGGGCGGTGAAGGCCTTGGCGAAGGCCAGCAGATCCGGCGCCGTGGAGATTAGGAGCGCATTGGCGTCGTGCTCTTCATCTGGATGGATGCCGAAGCTGACATCCGCGACCATGATCCCGCCGGTCTTGCCGTCGAAGTGGGTGCGGATGTAGCGGCCTGCGACTTCCCACGGGCCTGGCGTGTGCTTCGTTTCCATCACCGCACCGCCTGGAACGCAGTGGCGTACTCGGCCGGCGCCATCGCTTGCTTCAGCTCGTGCGTCGGCATGCGGCGGACCAGTTGGTCGAGTTCGCTCGCGGACATTTGGCGCTCGTACTCGGCGCTCTCAGCTTCCAGCCGGGCCAAGCGCTCGTCCTCGTCGCGCTCGATAGCCGTGGCGCAATCCGCGATCCGCCGGGCGAGGTACATGTCGATCTCGGGGACGCCGCGAACGGCTTCAATCCGGGCCCATTGGTCAGGAGCCGTGGCCGCCAGACGGTCGAGAAGGCGCCCCGCTTCCTTGATCAGATCCGAGACCTTGGTCAGGTCAGAGCACACGGCGTAGGGGCTGAGTGGACGCGCCATGGCTAGGCCGCCTTCCGGGCTTCGCGAGCCGCGATCCATGCCTGAAGCGCCCGGCGGGCCTGACCAGCCCGAGCCATCGCCTCAGTCGTCGAGAACGCGCCTTCGCTCAGGCCCCAGCGACCAATGTCCGTCGGGTAGGTGAGGAAGCCCCCCGCCGCCATTTGAGCGACGGCCTCGGTGCAGCCGGTTAGGGCCATGATCTCGGCCGCGTACTCACCGGCGAGGCGGCGACGCTCGGCCATCGGGCTTTCGGATTGGGGGGTGGTGGGCATTGGTCGTCCTCGTTTCTGAGGAGGACGTTAGCATGATTGCTACAGTGTGCAACCACAAAGTTGGCAGGAATGCTAACTTTATGCTACACCCCTCCCAGCAACGAAATCCCCGCCACTGCGGGGGAGGAGGTCAGGTGCGGAAGTGGATAGCGAGGCCCGTCACTGGGTACCGGCCGGGCGACATGGCTCGTCGCCGGGCACGGGGCGCTGGCATTTTGACCGGGGGCGGCGATCTAAGCCCGGAGAGGGCGAGACCGATTGATCCGACTGACGCGGGCTATGTCACCCGTCTGATCCCGGGACCGGATCAGATTGCTGCGATGCTTCAGTCTGTCAGTGAGACCGTGGCGGCTGATGCCGAGGCGAGCCGATTGCGGCGAGCGTCCTACCTAGGGCGGCTTCGAGCATTGAGGCCGACGGAGCATCTAGCCCGAACGCCAGATGAGCACCCTCCAGAGTGAGGCGAACGACGACCAGGCCGCCGTCTGCTGAGAACACTCTCGGGTCGTCAGCTCGGAAGACCATAGGATCGTCGGGGTCCTTGCTCACTCGCTGAAGGATCGCCATCGCCAGGAACGTGGCCTCGTCAATCGTCAGGGCGAGCGCTGTCACCCCGTCGCGGTTTGCGAACGAAAGCACGACGTCATCGTCGGGCGTTACGGAGACGGCCTCGGTCGTCACGCGCTTCGCCGTACGCTTCTCGCTCACTTGACGGGAGCAGGCTTGCTGTCCTGAGCGCCCTCTAGCCGAGCGACCCGCTCGTTGGACTGAGCGACCTGGGCGGCGAGGGTGTCGATCTTGGAGCCGATCTTGTCGAAGCCATTGTCCAACTTCGCGCTCAGGACCAGGAAGCCGGTAGCGAAGGCGACGAGTAGGAACGCGAAGCCGCCGCCAAAGGCACCCAGAGACCACTTGAACTGGCCGTCGAGCTTGTCCTCGATCCGGCCGAGGCGGCCCTCCACTGATGTTTGCCACGGATCCATGCCGTCAGATGTGCCCCCGCCGGCTGACTTAGGCAAGGGGGGCTGCAAGGTCCCCTCCGATGCGCCTACACCGTGTGTTGTGGACGTGCCAAGCGCTTCGCCGACCGCCAGGACGTAGACATTGTTCGCCGCGCGAGCTTGAGCGCTCTCCGCTCTTAAACTTACCCAAGTCGCGAGGAGACTAGTGTCGGGATCAGGCAATGTCGGGGTCCCCGCGGGTCACCAATAGGTCTGCGAGACGATCGACTTTGGCCTGCTGGGCGCTGAATTTTTCCAGCGCTTCATGAAAGCCCTCCGGGTCCTTCATCCGCTCGAAGAGTATGAGCGTCACCAATTTTGATGAGAGAATCTGCAGGTTGAGTACAATGCTGTAGAGTTCACCGCGGGTGACGGGCTGGTCAGCCCTTCCCATGTCAAAGTCTAGCGCTGGCGGCTCGTCAGTCACCTGTCACCCGATGGCTGGGGGAGGGTCACTGAGAAATCGTGATCGTCTGAGTTTCGCCGCCCGTCACCCTCACGCGCTGGGCAAGGTCGCCGCCCTGAACAGCCATGTATGTATAGGAACCATAGCCGGAGAGCGCTTCCCAGGTGACGGTCGCCACGACGAAATACTCCCCATCCGGAAGCCCCTCGAAGCTGAAGGCGCCCTGCGCGTTGCACCGCTTGTCTTCGATAAAGCGTGAGGCGCCAGGATCGAGGTTCACCCGCGTGGCATAGGCGTCGTAACTGGAGTAGCCTCCCATAGAGGTGCTGAAACGGCGCATCACCCACTCCTCGGTGTGCGGCGTTACGGGGATCAGGCGCACAGAAAGCCCGGCACACGTCTTTACGTCGCCTCCGCGGGTTCTGAGCACAGCGTCGCCTTTAATCGCCCCGTTCCCGCGTATCGTTGTCCAATCAAAAGCTGCGGCGTCAAATGCATTGGCGAGCGGCACTGGCGTCGTCTCGTACGTCGCGCAGGCCCCCAGGATGCTGGCAGAAACCAAGAGCGCTACAGCCGTCGCGCGAACCATACTGGTCTCCCCATGATATCGACCTCGTTCGGGTCGCATTCTTCCGGCGGAAACTCCGGATTGCTGGACGAAATGCGGAGCTTAGTCCGACGGTCAACCCACGCGACGTTTTTCACCACATACCCGTCGTCGTAGAGAAGCGCGAACGGTCCCGGTTGAGTCGGGCTGCGGTCCCGGCGGTCTATGATCAACTGGTCGCCGTGCCTGAACAGCGGCTCCATGCTGTTGCCGCGGACGTTGATCACGAGCAGGTCGGCGGGCTTCGCACGCAGCTCGTCGCGGATAAGCCGTCGGGGGATCAGGGCCGTCTCGACGGCTCCTTCGCCGGTTCCGCCACCGCCCAGGCCAGCAAAGGTCGGGATGCGTTCGACTTGCACTGCGTCATCTTCCTTGCGCTGGTCGCCCTGTTCGGCCTCGACGCGCACCCAATCGAACTTGGGGTAGGCCGCCCTCAACTTCTCCAGCGTCGGCGTGCTGATTCGGGTGGTCGCAGTGCCGTTGAACGGCCGTGTGATGGTGGTCGGCGTGAGCCCTGCGTCCTTGGCCAACCGTGATGGCGGGACCTTCGCCCACCGACACAGCTGCTTGACGAGTTCGGTGTCGTCCTCAAGCCCGCTCATGGGCGCACAATTAGCAAACGTGCCAAACGTTCGCCGTTAGCAACATTGCTCTTGAAGTGTAGCAATCTTGCTAATATCGTCTGCGCATGGATCAGCAGGAAATCATCGCCACGCTTGAGGGTCGCGCCAAGCGCGCTGGCCTTCCCATGTCGGAAGCCTGCAAGCGGGCCGGCATCCACCCCACGACTTTCAGCCGGTGGAAGCGGTCGGAGAAGAACCCGTCTCCGAAAGGCGCCACGATCACCAGTGTCGCCAAGCTCGAGCAGGTCATCGCGGCGCAGGAAGAGGCGGCCGCGGCACAGGATGCCGCAGCATGAGCCCTCTCGCGATCATCCTGTGCGTCCTGGCCGGCCTCGCCGGTCTGGCCGTGATCGGCCTCGCCATCGTCGCCGCGATCCTCGACTGCCACCTGGAAGTCATGGACCGGGGCGTGTTCCCGCCGGGCACGGGCGCTTCTCAGAAGCTGGGGGGGCGGTAGGTGTCCGGCGCGGTCGCTTTCCGCGAGCCAGCCGTCACCTTCCTCGACGGACCCAACGAGCCGGCTCGCTTCCACGAGTTCGCCAACCTGTTCCCGTTGCTCGAAGGCGACGCCTATTGGGCGCTCGTCGACGACATCAAAGCCCATGGTGTCCGTGAGCCTATCGTCATGCTGGGCAACGCGATCCTGGATGGCCGAAACCGCTATCTCGCCGCGCGCGACGCGGGTGTCGGTTACCCGGTCACGCAGTTCGATGGCGCCGACCCTCTGGCGTTCGTCGTCAGCCTGAACCTGAAGCGCCGCCACCTGAGCGAAAGCCAACGTGCGATGGTGGCGTCGAAGCTGGCGAAACTCCCGCCGGGGCGACCGTCTGAAACTGCCCCAATTGAAGCAGTTTCCCAGTCGCAGGCTGCGGACATGCTGAATGTCGGCCGTAGCGCCGTTCAGCGCGCCGCCATCGTCCGCGACCATGGGACGCCGGGGCTGGTTGCACTGGTCGAGACCGGGGAAGCGTCGGTCTCCGCTGCGGCTCAAGTCGCAATGCTTCCCGAGGCCGCTCAAGCTGAAGTCGTCGCGGAAGGCGCCGAGGCAGTTCGCGAGGTCGCGGCCGCGATCCGCACAGCCGACGCCGGCGCGCCCGAGGCCAGCGAGGACGACAAGGCTGCGATGCGCGCCACAGTCGTTGAGGCAGCGATGCGCGGGCTGAAGGGGGGGCAGAAGGCGCCGAGCCGGCGGAACCCCGACTACGACCCCGATCCGAAGTTCAACGCTATGGCGTCCGTCGCCGGCTCCTGCCGCAGCATCGCGGACAAGGTCTCTGAACATGGCATCGCGTTCATTCTCGGGGGCTTCCTCGACGACGCGATGCGGGCCCGCAACGTGGAGACGTTCCGCGCCGGCCGCGACGCCCTCAATCAAATCCTGGATGCCTGCGATGCTGAATAAGAAGCACGTCGAGTTGCATGAACTGGTCTGGGCCTCGGCCGCCATCGTCGGACGCAGTCCCCCGAAGATCGCGGACGACATCATCGGCCGCCTTTTCCCTCGCACCTTCGCTGAAGCCACCATTGAGGGCGCAGAGAGCTTCCTGCGGTCGGGCTTGATTTCAGAGATCAATCGCATCGTCCGCTCGTCAGGCGACGACGGTGAGCAGCAGGACTTCAGCGACATCGACCCGACATTCCGAGCCGTGGTCAAGAACCTGAAGTCCAAGGCGTACATGGTGCCGAGCCTGGGTGAACAGGTCACGGTTCGCGCGCTGATCGCCAACCCAGCCTGGCTCGATGAGGCCCGCCGCTTCATGCGGCAGAAGGGCGAAGAGTGCATCGCCGAGGCCGTGAACCTCGACCAGCTCTTCGCCGCTGTTACTGAGGGGCGTTGAGCGCATGCTCGCCCAAGCCCCACACCAACCGCGCGCCTCAAACGAGCCCCGTCCAGGGCGTGCGTGTCCTGCGCAGGCGCGCAGGGGAGGGGGTGCGTACCTCGGCCGCCCCCTCCAAGAATTTCCGGGCCAGCTTGGTGAGCGCCAACTGGCTTTGAAGGTCTCGACCCGGCCTCGCCTCAAGGGCGCGCCGGGCCGCTTCGATCGCTCTGTCTCGTTTGCCCTCCACGGCGCGGAAACTAGCGCGGCTGTGGGCGGCGTCATCTGGAACGTTGGCCAGGATTTCCACCCATGAACCGCCGGACCCATGCCCGCCACGCACGCCGCCTGATCGAAGCCTGCGGCGGATTGCTAGAGGCGGCCGAAGCCTGCCGCGTCGGCAAGTCTGCGCTGGCGGATTACCAGAACCCGCATGGCGAGGGGTATGCGCCGGCCGACGTCATTGCCGACCTCGAAGCCCATTGCGGCCAGAAGATCTACTCCCGCGCCCTGTTCGAAGAAGGCGGGGAATCCGTCGAGGCCCGCGACCTGAAGGACGCCGCCTCCGAGGCCACCGAGGAAGTGGTCAGCCTTCAGCGCCGGGTGCGCCTCGCCACGGCTGACGGTGTCGTCACCCCCGCCGAGCGCGAACGTATCCTGCGCGAACAGTCCAAGGCCGAACAGAGCGTCCGGAACATTGGCCACCTCCTGGCGAAGGACGTCGGTTGAGCCATGGCCCTGCACCTAGAGGCCCCGCGCCGAACCCTTGAGCAACTGAAGGCGCTCGCCGCGTCTGGCTCGTCCCGCTTCTCGCGGAAGGCCCAGGCCGAACTGCGCGACCGCACCCACGAGGCCCTACGCGAGGCGGTCCAGAAGTGAACCGGCCCGAGCAGTCCCTCCATATCGCGGCGGTCCACTTCCTGCGCCACGCCCTGCCGGAACAGGTCGTGTTCCTGCACCCGGCGAACGGCGGGAAGCGGACCACGCGTGAGGCTGCGCTGTTCAAGGCCATGGGCCAACTCGCCGGGGCGAGTGACCTCCTGTTCTTCATGCCGGACGGAAGGGTCCATGCCCTGGAGTTCAAGGCCGACTCCGGCCGTCTCACCGACATGCAGCTTGAGTTCCAGCGCCGCATAGAAGCGCTCGGCTGCCCCTACGCTGTCTGTCGCTCCCTCGACGAGGTGGAAGCGACCCTGTCCCGCTGGCTGGGCGCTTATGGGCTCAAGCTCCGCGCAACCCTGGCCGTGCGGAGGGCTGCATGACGCCCCGCATGCGCCAGTGCCTGGACGCCATCCGCCGACTCACGGTCGACGGTGTCCCGCCCAGCTACTCCGAGCTTCGCGATGAACTTGGCATGGCGACGGTCAGCAACGTGCACCGGCTGATCTGGGCCCTGAAGCGCGACGGCCTGGTCACCTTTCAGCCTCGCGTCGCCCGTTCTCTACAGATCGTTGCTGACGCCGACCGGCTCCACACCCTCTCGACCGACGCTCTGGTGGCCATAGAGCGCCGGATCCGCACCATCCTCATGAACCGGACGCAGGGGAGGGCGGCGTGACGGACGGCTGGACCCCCGAACGCGTCGAGATGCTGCAGGAGCTTCTCCCGACCGGCCTCTCGTCGGCTGAGATCGCGAGGAAGCTGGGTGGCGGCCTCTCCCGCAACGCCGTCATCGGCAAGCGCAACCGCCTTGGCCTGAGCGCCCCGGGGCGAGCCTCCGCGCCGAAGAGAGCCGCGGCCACGAAGGTCGCCAAGCCTGCGCGGCCGCGGATGTCTGTCGCCAAGCCCCTGCGGCCCGAACCTCCTCATGGCGCCGGCCTCGCGACCGTCATGACGCTGACCCTCAGCATGTGCCGCTGGCCTATCGGAGACCCGTCCTCGCCATCGTTCACCTTCTGCGGCCAAAGGGCTGAGCGCGGCTCGTACTGCGCTGGGCATGCAGCTCGTGCCTTTGTCGCCCCCACGAGCAAGGCCAAGGCAGCGCCACGTCCCATCAGGCGGTTCGCATGACCCGCCGCAGCATGGCCGACATTGCCTCAGAGATCGCCGCCAAGCACGGCCTAACCCTGGCTGACTTCCAGAGCCCGACCCGCCGTCCAAGGCCATCAGCGGCCCGCCTGGAGGCCTATGCGGCGCTCTGGAACCCCAAGGATCGAAGCCGTTCCGCTTTCTTGGTTGGAAAGTTCCTCGGAGGCCGCGACCCCTCGACGGTGATCAAGGGTGCGCAAGCCTACGTGCGGCGCCTGGAGGCGGCCGAATGATCGGTCGCAATTTGCCCCCTTGCGCCCGCTGCGCCGAACTTGAGGAGGAAGTCGCCTATCTCAAGTCAGAACTCGGCCTGACGCAGGACACCAGTTCCGTCCACGCGCTTCGTGGACGGTTCAAGATCGACCCCCAGCAAGCCCGTCTGTTGCTGACTTTGTACGAGGCCAACGGCCGAACCCTCACCACGGTCTTCCTTCACGAGGCGATCAGTTCTCGCGAGCACACCTTCGGATCCAAGCTCGTGCACGTCCGGGTGATGCGCTTGCGGAAGGTGCTGGGCAAACCGGCCATCGAGACTCTGTACGGCCTTGGCTACCGGCTTTCTGCCGAAGGCCGCGCCCTCGTTTGCTCGGCGCTGGAGGACTTGGCGCCCAATCCGAGGATGGCTGCGGAATGAACACCCTTCCGGCAGGCCCCTTCTCCTGCATCCTTGCGGACCCGCCGTGGCGCTTCAACAGCTTATGGGGCGGGCGTCCGAAGAAGACCGCGGCGGGTTATCCCAGCCGGTCGATTGATGCCCACTACGACACGATGACCATTGACGACATCTGCGCCCTTCCGGTCGCGGACGTCGCCGCTGAGGACTGCGTCCTCTTCATGTGGACGTGTTGGCCGGTCCTGCAGCAGAGCTTCCGCGTTCTGGACGCCTGGGGGTTCACCTACAAGACCTGCGGCTTCTCGTGGATGAAGGCGGACCCCTATCGTCTGTTTGCTGACGAGAAAACGCCTTTCGCAGGCATGGGGTATTGGACGCGCGCGAACACTGAACCGTGCCTGCTGGCGACCCGTGGCCGGCCTAAGCGGATCGCGAAGGATGTCCGGCAAGGGATCATTGCCCCGCGCCGTGAGCACAGCCGCAAGCCTGACGAAGTGCATGGTCGAATCGAGCGCCTCGTCGCCGGCCCATACCTCGAATTGTTCGCCCGCCAACAGCGCCCAGGTTGGACAGCGTGGGGGAACGAAACCCGGAAGTTTGAAGCGGTGGCCGCCGAGTGACCCGCCGCGACCTCCTCCAGTTCGAACGCTTCTGCGCCGACCTCTACCGGCGTGAGGCCAAGTCACGGGCTAAGAGATACCCCGCTGTCGCCGAGCAGCTCACACGCTGGGCCGCGGCCGCCGATCAGCGGATCGAAGCCATCCGATGCGGGCCTTTGTTCGATCAGGAGGCGGTATGAGCGTCGCACTAGTCCCGGAAACTGAGGGTGACGGCCCGAAGGCCTACAGCCTGGAGGCCGAGCAATCCCTGCTGGGGTGCTTGCTCTACGACAACGGCGCCGTAGAACGCCTGCCGGAAGCCCTGCGGGGTGAGCACTTCATCGAGCCTTTCCACCACTGGCTTTTCGACCAAGTGGTCGGGCTGGTGAGCTCGGGTCAGTTTGCCGAGCCGATCCTCATTGCCGAGCGCGCCACTGGCCTGCCGTCGTTCGAACCTTTGGGCGGGGTGCGCTACCTCGCCGACCTGGTGGACCGGGCGCCGCCGTCGAACATGGCGCCCCACGCGGCGAATATCATTCTGGACCTCGCCCTTCGGCGTGACCTGATCCGCATTGCTGAGGACGCCGCGGCGAACGCCCGGAAGGACCGGGAGACCTCGGCTCGCGACCATATCGAGGAGGTGGAGGGCCAACTGTTCGGCCTCGCCGAGTCCAAGTCGTCGGTTGGGTTCCAGACCTTCAGCCAGAACCTCGCCGGCGCGGTCGCAATGGCGGCCAAGGCCTACGAGCGGGACGGCGGCCTGTCGGGGCTCTCAACCGGCCTCGCGGACCTCGACCAGAAGCTGGGCGGCCTGCACCCGTCAGACCTGGTGATCATTGCGGCGCGCCCGGCCATGGGCAAGACGGCCCTGGCCGCGAATGTCGCCTTCCACGTCGCCAACCGCTACGCCTACGAGGCCCTGCCCGGCGGTCGGACCAAGACAAAGGACGGCGGGATCGTCGCCTTCTACTCGCTGGAAATGTCCGGTGAGCAGCTGGCGCTGAGGATCCTGGGGGAGCGCTCGGGTGTCTCGTCTGATCGGCTTCGCAAGGGTGACGTCCGACCCGACGAGTTCGGACGGGTTCGGGACGCCGCGGTCGAGATTGACCAGGCCCCTCTGCATATCGACGCCACCGGAGGGCTCGCGATTGCAAAGCTGGGCGCCAGGGCGCGCCGTCTGAAGCGCACCAGCGGCCTTGACCTCATTGTCGTGGACTACCTGCAGCTCGTCACGGCGAACGCCTACAGGGGCGACCGTAACCGCGTGCAGGAGGTGTCTGAGATCACGCAGGGGCTGAAGGCGCTAGCCAAGGAACTAAGCGTCCCGGTTATCGCCCTCTCGCAGCTTTCTCGGGCCGTCGAGAGCCGTGAGGACAAGCGCCCCCAACTGTCCGACCTCCGCGAATCCGGCTCGATCGAGCAGGACGCCGACGTGGTGATGTTTCTCTATCGCGAGGAATACTACCTGGGCCGATCCGAGCCCAAGGCAGGGACCGAAGCCCACCAGAAGTGGTTGGACTCCATGGACGCCTGTCGCGGCCAGGCCGAGCTGATAATCGCCAAGCAACGCCACGGCCCGATCGGCACCGTCCGGCTGGCCTTCAACGCCGACCTCACCAAGTTCTCCAACCTTGCCCGCGAGGCCCGCTTCGACCTTCGCGGCAGCAACGTTCCGTATAGGGGCGACCAGTGACCGCGACCACCTGGACCAAGTTTTTCTGGGCCGATTGGGAGAGCGACGAGGCGCTGAAACTGTGCTCGCCCGGCGCCCAGGCCCTGTGGATGCGGATGCTCTGCGTGTGCGCCAAGTCGGACGGCTTCCTTGTCATATCGGGTGAGAAATTGGGGGCCTCAGACATGGCCAAACTGACCGGCTGGCCCGTCCAAGACGTGCGGAAATGGTGGGAGGAATTGAAGCGCTGGGGCGTCTTCTCAGTGGAGGGCCGCGGGAAAATATACTGCAGACGCATGGTTAGGGACGCGAAACGCGCTCAAACGGCACGCGAAAACGGCTCACATGGGGGCAATCCAAGCCTCAGAAAACGCGCAAGAAATCCCGTCTCGGATAACCAAAACCCAACCGACGACCCAACCGACCCCCCTGGTGCGCGCGCGCGCATAAACCACTTGCCATATGCCAGTAGTCCAGAAGAGAACCCCCCAACCCCCCAGGGGGTGTTCAGCGCGATTTTCGAAGCTGCCTGGCTGGCCTATCCAGAGCGAGGTCGGGGGAACCTCTCGAAGGCCAAGGCATGGGAAGCCTGGTGCGCCGCTGTCCTCGTCATCGGGTCGGAGGACGCCTTGCTGGCCGCGGTCCAGGCCTACGCTTACAGCGCCTATGTCCTGACGGGCGGAAAGCCCCGACGGTTCGACCGCTGGCTGGCGGACGGGGCCTATGACGCCCACGCCCAAGGGAAACCCTCTGCCGCCTGGCCCGGCCCGACCGAGGTCCGCACCGCCGTGGCGCTGGAGAAGGGCGAGGACTGGACGGCCGGCTACCTCGACCGTTGTCGCTGGCGAGACGTGCCGAGACGGGCCGTGATCTCGGAAAACGGCTTCGTCGTGGACACCCTGAAGCGGGAGGTTGGCCACCTGTTCGAGGCAATGGAAATCGGTGTCCTGCAGGAGAACGCAGCATGACCAGACCGCTGCAGCCCATGAACCTGCCGGACGTGACGCCTGGCTTACCTCCGACCGCAGTCCCCGAGTTTCAGTGGGTGGACCCCGCCGTCCTTCTTGTGGACGACACCTATCAGCGGGACCTTTCGAGAGGGTCGGTGGAGTTGATCCGCAAGATCGTCCGCACCTGGGATTGGGCAAGGTTCAAGCCGCCCGTGGTCGCTGAGACGCCTGAAGGCTTCGAGGTGATTGACGGCCAACACACGGCGATCGCTGCGGCCACTCACGGCGGGCTGGGCAAGATCCCCGTCATGGTCGTTCGCGCGGCCGAAGTGTCAGACCGAGCCCGTGCGTTTGTGGGACACAACAGGGACCGCCTCGCCCTCAGTCAGGTCAGCATCCACTTCGCCAACGTGGCCGCCGGCGACGAAGACGCGCTCACCGTTCAGCAGGTCTGCGATCGGGCGGGCGTGAAGCTGCTGCGCTACCCGCCAGGGAATGGCGAGTTCAAGCCGGGCGACACGTTGGCCATCGCGGCGATCCGCGCGCTCGTCAACCGCCGCGGCGCCATGGGTGCGAGGGTGGTCCTCCAGACCCTGTCGGAAGCCCACTGCGCCCCGGTCGGCGCAGGCGGCATCAAAGCGGTCGAAGCCCTTCTGCATGACGGCGAATACAAGGGGCAGGTCACAGCCGCGGACATCACGAGCGCGTTGCTCACCATGGGATCCGAAGCCGAGCGGGAGGGGAAGATTTTCGCCGTCGCTCACAACGTGCCGATTTGGCGAGGGCTCGCCGTCGTCCTGTTCAAGGGAGCGCGCCGTGGACGTAGACGCGCGGCTTGAGGCGGTTATGGCGGAAAACGAGCGCCTACGCGACGAGCTGGACGCCCTGAAGGGCGCTATGGGAATCCAATTCCTGGCCCCCATCGAGTGG